CGTGGTGTTCGTTCATTTGCCGAGTTAAAAGAACTATTTGCTGGTAACGGTATGATTGGTTTTGTTGCTAAAGAAAGAGTCGATGGAAAACTTGTGCTTTCAGAAGCGGTTAAAATCTTAAAAATCAAAGCGTAAAGGGGGTAACTTAAATGAGTTACAACGTTAAAAATTATACCGAGCAAGGTGGAGAAAGAACATTCATTAATGGTGAGATTGTGGTTAACGGCAAACTTACTGTTAATGAGGGTGCAGAAGTAATAGGTGTAGAGACAACTCCCTACACCTTAACTCCTGCAACTTCAACCTCAATTGGTGGAGTTAAAGAAGCTACAAATATTAAAGAATCATCTGCATCAACCGTATCTTCATTAAAAGATGACTTTAATGATTTAATTATAAAATTAAAAGATGCAGGGGTAATTGCTAAAGATGTATTTACTCTTTCTGCTAGTTCCATTAACACTTTGGTTGGAGATGAATTAGCAGAAAACCACAGCAAGATTGAAAGTATTATACTTGATGAGAATATCATAACTATAAAAGTAGCGGTTGATGAATTAGTAGCATTCACTTCAGATACTCTTGAACAAGGAACCCATAAATGGATTGGCTTATCAATTGGAACAGGACTACCATCAATCATTGATTGTATTTACAATGGCACTTATCCATTTGCTCAAGTTGATGTTGATGAAGCAACTGTTGTAGGATGCCCGGAAGGATCATTTGTTCTTTGGATCAAGTGTGATGAAGTTGTAAATACACCTAAAGTAATTACACTAGGAAAACCAGGTTATAAAACAGAAACTTTAACTATCGTTATAGAAACAGAATAAAGGAGACAGTGGTGATGGCAACTAATGATCTATTACAAAAAGTAAAACAAAATCTAATCATCGAACATTCGATAGATGATGCCTTAATCCAAAGTTACATCACCGCTGCTGTTTCTTATGCAGAAGGTTATCAACATTTTTCAAATGGCTATTATACGGAAAACCTTATGCCTCCAACCACTGAGCAAGCAGTTATAATGCTTGCCAGCCATTTTTATGAATCAAGAGATGGTTCAACTGGAGGCTTTTTTGGAGATAACATTCAAGCAGGTGAGCAAGTCTGGAATACGGTCAACATGCTCTTAAGACTTGACAGGGAGTGGAAGGTATGAGTTTTGGAAAGATGAAATCCTTCATTGCCATTTATCTGGTTAAAAAGATAAAAGACCATGATGGTTACATGACTGATACTAAAGAATTAGTTGCATCAATTAGAGGTTACCGTGAAGGTAGACACGGAAATGAAATGTGGGCAAATAGGTCCACTTTTTCTTCTGCTACTGATTTATTCCGGTTTAGAAAAATACCAAATGTGAATTTAACAACAAGCATGACGATTGTTTGTGATGGACTAGAATTTGAAATCTTTTCTATTGAGGATGTAAAGGGCAAAAACATGTACATTGAAGTCCTAGCAAAACGAATTGAAGCAACTGATAGTTAATAAAGGTAGGTAGATACAATGCTGATGGCAGAAGCCTTAATTGAATGTGCAAATGGAGTCAAAGAAATCCTTCAAAGTTCTGGTCTTATTGAAGGCGAAACACTCGAAAGTTTGGATGGAGTAGACACCGTGGTTTTTTGGCATTCGCTTGCAAAAAATGGTGGCGGAAATAAAGATACCTACATTGTCTGGAACGTGTTTCCTAATACACCACTTGTTAGAGCGGATGACTCAAGTAAACGATGGCGGAGTAGTGCATTAATTGAAATCTATACTCGCTTTAGTCTAACCTACCTTTCAATTCAACAACTCTTAAAAAGAATTAATCAAGAAGCAATTAATAGTGGATGGGATGTATCGCTTTTTGAAGTACCAAGTTATGAACCAGAGTTAAAGCGTACAAGATACACCCTCCAAGTATCAAAAATTATTTAGAAAGGAGAATTCCATATGGGATTTAGAAAACTAAGACTATTTGAAATAACGACTGAAGTTGGAGCAGATGGCTATCCGGTTTATAGTGCAACCCCAACCAGACTTCAAGGAACAAGTACCGATGAAGACTTTAACAGTGTATCGATTAAGTTAACAAGCGTCAAAAAGTCAAAAACCCTCGTAGCCGATGATATTGAAAAGGTCCATGAAATAGAAGTCGGATACGATATTGAACTTGAGGTGTTAGGTGTTGATCCAGCAGCTACCGAGAGTGTCTTTGGATTTGTTAAGGATACGGCTGGAAATGTTAAGGAAGTAGTAAACGGAACAAAGAAAAAGTTCGGTTTGTTCTTTGAAGGCAAAACTGCTAGCGGCACAGTATTCCAAAAGTACCTTTATAAGGTTTCATTCTCGACTCCAGACATCGAGCAACAAGCCGATTCGGGTGAAAATGTCGTAACTTTAAAGATTACAGGTAAGGGTGAAATCATCACTGATTCTACCGGTACACAAGTCAAAGCTTATACCGTTTATGAAGGTAACTCGGGATTTGTAACAACTGACCCAACCACAATGCATAAAGGACCGGTGTCTTAATGATTATTAAATATAAAGGATTATATCCTGTTGCCAATAAAATCAGTATCTTTAATCACTACAAAAGGATATCTGGCAGAAGCCTTGAACGTGACATGCAGCTACTTCAAAAAAGAGAAAGTATTCTAAATAAGGATGACGCTTCGATTGATGAGATTAGTACAGCACTTGAAGTTGATCCAATCGAAATCTTACAAAATGTATATTATGCACTTCGTTGTGCTGGAGAAGGTAAAATCCTAACACCTGATGAAGTGACCGATGAACTAGACATTCAAGACTTAACAAATGGATCACTAATTGAAGTGATTAATCAGCTTCTAGAAGTAAAAAAAAATCCAAACAGTTTAAAAGCACCAAAGTAATCGACTCTGATAAAGCCATTGCTTATACTTTTTCAAAGTTACGGATTGACACTTGTTTTTTAGACATTTGGACTTTAGATGACTTATTTGACTATATCGATTTATTTACCAGTTTTGAAAATAAAACGAATATCGAAGAATTCCAAACAGCTGATGAGGTGGCACAGTTTTGAATAAAGTATGTGATGAGTTTGATGCTTTTATTAAAGACACACTTGAACCCATAAAGGATGCCTCTATTAGTTCTGTTAAGGAAGTCGTAGATGAAGAAGCACAAAAACTATATGAAGAAATCAAATCCACGACACCAGTTCGAACAGGAAAACTTGCTCAGTCTTTAACAATTAAGCGAAAAAACAGTAGTGCAAATCGCTATGGTTACATTGTTGATTATGAGGGATATAACGAATTAGGAGTACCTTTTTCAAAGATTGCTAGAACTCTAAATAAAGGAACCAAGTCTATCAGTGCAACTCGCCACATCGATAGAGCAATTAGAAGTTTGAAAGGTCTCGATGATAGGATCTATCAAAGATTTTTAGAAAAAATTAAGAGGAGGTAAGTTTTATGGCAATTGAAGTAACTAGATCACTCAAAGAAATCCGTGAGCAAGTTGTGGAACTTGATAAAGACATTAAAAACTTATCTCGTGAAAATAGAAATCTTGATAAGTCCTTAAAACTAGACCCATCAAGTACGGTTCTACTTGGTGAAAAAACTAAGAACTTAAAAGAGCAACTTGCACTATCGGTAGAGAAGGTTGATGAATTAAGAAAAGCAGAAAAGAAACTTAAGCAAGAAATCGAATCTGGTAAAGCACCAGCTGAAGAATATGAAAAGTTAGCGATAGAAATAGCTAAAGCAGAAGCGCAAACTAAGAGTTTTGCAAAACAACTAGATGATATCAATAAGAAAAAACTGGACAAAATTCAAAATAGTCTAAAGGCTATCTCAAGGGTTGCAACCTATGCGCTTACGACACTTGTTGGATTTGGTATTGCTTATGCCAAAACTGGTGATGAGATTCAAGATGCAAGTGAGAGGTATCGGATTTCTGCTGAAGAGTATCAAAAAGGTGCTTTTATCTTTGATCGAGCAACTGGCGATGCAGATGCGTATAAAAAGTCACTTGAAACTGTTACGACTACTCTTGCAAGTTTAGCGAAAGGTTCTAGTAAAGCGGTCGCTAATTTTGCTCAACTTGGGTTATCTTGGGAAGATTTACAAGGAAAATCCCCTGCTGAAGCGCTTGATATTATTAAGTCAAGGTTATTACTTATTGAGGACGCTTCCGATCGGGCAGAAAAAGCCACCATCCTTCTTGGCAACACCGGTGTATATTTAGCCCAAGTTGCTGGTCTTTCAAGAGAAGAAATCATAAGTCTTAATGAAGAGTTAGAAAAAAACGGTATTCTATCAAGTGAGGAAGCAAAACAGGCAGCTGAACTTCAAGACCAGTTTGATAACTTTACGATGTCATTAAAGAAAACAACTGCTGAACTTGG